CAGTTGCAGAGTTACCATAATATAAACGATACTGAGATTTATCTCTTATTACAATCGTACTTAAATTAAAAGTTCCTATACCATCTGCTATATTTTTTATAATAGGTTGTATAGCTCTACTTACTGTTCCTAACTCAACATCACCAATTCTTACTGTACCAGCTAATGTTCTTATTCCATCTGGTGCTAAAAAAACTAAGTCACCACCAATCTCTTGTATACTTTTTCCATCCAAACAACCAATGTTTTGTGTTATTGGCTGTATAGCTATTGTACTACTATTATTGATGTTTGTCAACTTATAAATACTATTTCTACAAAAAATAATTAAATCATCCCTAAAACTTCTGATACCTACTACTTGGTCATCTAGTACAATACTACCTGAACCAGTAGAAGTAAAATCATCTATATCATTTGTACCACTATAAAAAATAGTGTTTGGAGCTGTAGCTGCACCAGCAACTACTAAATGTTTATCGTGTATAGTACAAAACTTAGGAAAGACAGAACCACTTACTGTTATTTCTTTAGCAAAAAAAGTTCTATTACTTAATGCTCCTGTGCCTGTCATTTTAAAATAAAAAGGCTTGACACCAGAACCTTCATCAGTTATAATTACTTCACCATATTGAGTATCACCTTCGTGAGTTATAAAGTGAGTAAAGCTTTGTGAAGTTCTAGCAGAAGCACTACGACCATCAAAGGTACTAAAGTTATCTCCACTACTAGCTACACTAGCTTTATTAATTTGTAACCAAGTTACTCCGTCTAAACTAAAATAAATATTAGTTCCTGATGAAGCTATTACTCCATCAGCATAAACATGTAAACCTAAAATACTATTAGTACTATTAGGTCTAGCTGCATCACTACCACCAAAAGCAGTAAAGCCATTAATTCTTCTATAACCACCTGAAACATCAACTTCAAAGTTGGTTAGTTCTTTAGCAAATCCGGGTCGTTTAATAAGTTCAAAAGGACTAGCACTAGTGTCTAATCCACCGTCACATGCTATAGCGTATGGTTGAGATACTGGCATTAGAAATAAGTCCTATCGTCTGTCATGTCTTTAGGACCGGGGTTCATTAGGTTTGACTTCATTTGTTTCATTGCTCTTTTAAAATCATCCATTGCAAAAGCAGCTTGTTGTGGGCTTTCTTTAAACTGCCAAGTATAGTATCTAGCTTTAGCTGTAATAAGATTACTATATTGGTCTGGTAGTGCTATTGCATCATCGTGAGCACTTAATTCTGTTGGTTTATCAAATGCATAAAAATGTACATTATAAACTTTATCTGGTATTGGGCTTAATCCAAATTTTCTATTGTCTGGAGACTTAATAACATAAATAGGTTCTCCATAGCTTTGAGAATCTGCATCATCAACATTCTCTGCATCTCTGTGATATCTAGTCCAATCAGCTAAACTTAAAAATTTTAATCCTCTAGATACAAAAGGTGCTGTTTCACCACTAACATTAATTGTAGTAATATAAAAATCATCCCAGTCTATAGATGCAAAATCATCTATGATACTTGAGCTTCCTGCTTTTAGTGTATACCATCTTGTTCCTGCTACTGAAGCTACTGTAGTGTTTCCATAGAAAGGGTCAGTGCCTCCGCTTACTCCAGCAGAAAAGAAAGGTAATTGAGGTTCTTCATTAGCTATGTCATTAATAGATTTATTAATAACTTGTTTTACAAACTGCTGTATTCCTATAGCAGCTGAAAAATTTGATGATGTAAGTACTACCTCATTTAATTCTCTTAGTACTTCATTAGTTAATGTTAAATAGGTTTTAGCCATTATGCTTTTCCTTTAGCTTTTTTCTGTGCTGTTTTACTTAATTCTTTAAAATGAAATAATTTTACACTTGTTTTAGTATGTGATTTATTTGTGTGTAAAGAACCATTTGGCATTTTATGAGAGCTACCTTTATGTTCAGTACCATCTCTTTTGTAGTGCTTAACTCCTTTCATTTTAATTAGGTGTAGCTTTAGGCATTACACTAGCATTACCACCAGCACTATACATAGTTCTACCACCTTTCATCATTTTCTTTTTAGCCATACCACCATCCATGTATTGACCTCTGTTAGGATTGCTGTTTTTAATCATTCTATTTTTGGGACCTTTATAAATATTGTTCCCGATCTTCACCAGCTCATTTTTTTCTTCCATTATTTTTTCAATTTTTAAATCATCTTTTTTATTAAATATCATTTTATTCTCCTTTTAATTAATAAGTGGAGGAGTCCTGAGACTCCCCCGATTTTGACTATTCAGTCAATAACTTAGATTGTATTATCCACTCGCTTGAGTTGTTGTAATACCGTCTTGGACTTTACATTGTCCATTTAAATACCAGTTAGTACCATCAGACCATACATGAACAAAATCTCCATGTACTGCCTTACTAGCTACAAATGAGATTGTATCTGCATCTGTAACTGTAGCCACTGAACCAGCCGCATCTTCCGGAGAAGATACATTACCTACAATAATGTTAGCACTAGATGCTGTCACTACTGTATGAGTTCCCGTAGGTTCTGTTGCTCCAACATAAAACCAATACTCTAATCCTGCTGCTGGAGTAGGAAGAGTTTGTATTTTAGCTGCTGCTACATTAAGAACATAACGAGTGCCTGATTCGGCTGCGGTAATAGTATTAGCTGCGGTTATTGCTTCTGTGTCAGAGGGCTTCTGGACTTTAGTAGCCAACTCACGAACATCGGATGTTCTAGCTGAATTACGACCAGTATCTCTTATATTTACTTCTGACATATTATTTACCTTTAAATTTATGTGTTAAAAAAAGGAGAGGTCCGAAGACCTCCCCATAGTTAGTATTAGTCAATACCATAGAATGCAGAAACTAAAGCATCGTCTCTTAAGACATTTGCTCCGTATACATGCAATCCACGAACTATGTCACCAAACGAAGTTGGGTCTCTTAACACTTCTGTTGAAAGAATAGTTTGTGCAGTAGCCGTAGATGACATATGTCCAGCCAAAACTTTACCAGCAGCATTAGATGGTGCGGCAATGTTGTTTGATTTGTACATATCAAATCCACGAAGTTTTCCACTAGAAACTAAACCGTTTCTAATAGAACCCTGTCCTGCATTGTAGTCTACAGACAATAACTTAGAACCTGATGAACCTAGAACTTCATAGAAGTCAGGACCAGCAACGAACCATCTACCTTCTTCAGGTACATTAGCTTCGTCTAATAGTCTAGCCATTCTAGACATAATATCTAGAGGGTCATGTTCACTAGAACCAAAACCTATATCTAAGTTTCCTGTTCCGTCAAAAGTTCCAGCCGCTAAATCAGTAGCGTTATCAGAACCTAAAATGTGATTAGGTGATGATGCAGAAACTCCAGCGAACATTTCAACTAATACAGCAGCATCGTATGCATCTTTAAGAGCATAAGCAGCTGATGAAGTAGCAACTTCTTTAAAGTTGACATGAGACATATTAGTTTCAATATCATCAACGATGAATTTGAAAGCATTAGCTTTGTCAACTACCAAAGAAAGTTCTTGGTCAGTTAGCATTGTTTGTGTTGTGTCAGTATTTCTAGTATACGCTGATACTGAAATTACTGGCTCCTTAATAATCTTTACAGAGTCTCCATATGCTGAGATTTCTCCAGCATAATCAGTGTTTGTAATAGCTTCTACTACCGATGCTTTTCTGAAAAAGTTTAAAACCTTTTTAGAATAAATCGAAGGTAGGAAAAAACTATTAGTCTGTCCACTGACAGAGTTTGCAAAGTTACTGTTAGTATCCGTTGATGCTTCAAAAAATTGAGCCATGGGATATTCTCCTTTGTTTTATAGTTTATTTACTGATTCTGCCTTGTTGCATTGCATCACTGATTTCACTTTCGTATTTATCAAATTCAGCTATACTCATGGCAGCAATCTCCTTTTCAGACCATATTTTCTCTTGCGTTGGTTCAACACTTGTTGTTTTAGTTGAAACCATATCCGCAGCAGAATTAGTCTTTTTAGAAGATGACCTTTTCTTTTTCGGAGTATTTAAACCTATATCTCTTTTAAACAAATCTATAGCTCTACTAGCTAAGTCGGCATCATTAGCATTCTTATATATCCAATCTTGGATAGCTTCAGGTTGCTCTTTTGCCCATTCGTGAAAATCATCACTGTTTCTGATATCATCAAAGTCAGGATGGTTTTCCATTAACCTTTTTTCTGATTCTTGTTGAACTATCTGTTGCTCTCTTTCTTGGAGTTTACTAAGGCGTTCTTCTAGAACTTTTGCCTTAGATTCACTTTGTAGATGTGCAACAGTTTCAACAACTTCATAAACATCAGGATATGAATTTTTAAATTCTTCAAGTTCTTCTGGAGTTTTAGGAGCTGTATATTCAGGTGTTACCTGATTTATCAATTCTTCTTCTCTAGACTTAAACTCATTTAGTTTATTATCATAATGTTTTTTTAAATCATCGTAGCGTTTTTTGTAATCAGGTTTCTTATAAGGAGTATCCTTAGTTTCTTCCTGTTTAACCATTTCAATGTCATCACTTTCGTCAATCGCATTTGATGGTTTTTCAAAAAATATTCCCTCACTAGATTCAAAAGGTTTATCTTCACCAGTATGCCAAGCTTTTTTTTGGTTATAAGGATTGGCTTGTTCCTCTTGTAAGACTTCTTCAGTCATTTTCTATCCTCCTAATTGGGGCTTTGTTTACAAGGTAGCTCTATGTCGACTAGAGGGCTTGTATTGTAAAGGTAGCCTTTCGGTTATTATTTTTGATAAAGTGCCTAATATCTTAGGGTAGCTCTATCGTTTATCGCAATCTTGGATTAAGATTTCTCATCTGTTCAGATACTGCAGCATTACGAAGTTCTTGTTCTTCTGGATTAGCTCCAAAATCATAATCATCTTCTTCCTGTCTAACAGTAGTTGTAACAGTTCCGCCATATGCGAGTTCTTGTCTTTCATCTGCTTTAGCTTCAGCTTCTTTCATCATAGACATTAAAGTGTCTGCTCCGATTTCTTCTGTAGCTTTAGCAGTGATAACAAATTCACCGTCAGATAACCTTGCAGGTATACTGTCGGAGACTTCTGAGCCCGGTCCTTCTACAGGACCAGCCCCTGAAAATTCTTGTGCAACATCCATAACCTTGTCAAATAATAGACTAAGGTCTGGATTGCTTTCTAATTCGTTCATAAGCATCTCTTCTTCTTCTTCTGAGAGTGCTTGATTTATTACAAAATCTAAATAGTTATCTTCCATTTCATCATCAGAATCCATTTGAGATTCTTCTGACATCATAGGCTCTTCCATTGGTTTTTCTGGTAGAGGTTCTAATTCTTCTTGCATTTCTTCTGATACAGTTTTTTCAGCCATAGGTTCTTGCATTTCTTCTTCGTTACCTATTGGCATACCTGCCATCATACCACCCATTTGTTTTTGTGTTCTTTCTCTAAGAGCTTCAAAGTCTTTAGCAGTTAGTTCTCCATCTTTGTCAACATCTAACTTAGCTTGACCACCAGACATTTTTTTATCTCTATCTAATAAACCACCTTTAGCAAATTGTAAAGGTACATCATCTAACATTTCATAACCACCTGTATCTGGGTCAAATCTAGGTCCAGCTTCTTCCTCAAGTCTTTCATTTCTAGATTTACTTTTTCTTGTATTAGATGCTCTACCTCTGCTTTCTTTAACAAGCCTATCTTCTTTTAATGCTCTTTCTGCTGAACTTTTTCCTTTTTCTGTTGCTTTTAATGTACGATTTTTTTCTGCAATTCTTGCTATTTCTGTTTGTTTTTTACCGTACTTTGCTATTTCTTTTAAACCATTTTTACCATATTTTTTTACAACAGCTTTTGAGCCTTGTAAAAGTAACATATTTAATCCGCTTACTAAAGCTGCTGCTGCTAGTGGTACTGCCATTTTAATTTTCCTCGTTTCTAAGTATTGTTTCTTTAACCTGTTGGGGTAGTGTTATCAATCGTGCCAGAGAAGCTACTTTCCCCTGCAACCGGAACATTTCCGATTCCGATGTTGCCACCGCCAGTGCCTGTAACTCCAGTGTCTTGAGGTCCTTGAGGTGTTCCTCCAAGGCTTCCCATACCTGCTGGTTGTTGACTATTGGGTTGAGTTTCCTCGCCTGTGTTTTGTTGAGCATTTTGCATTCCTATTATTTGTGCCATGACCGCTGCTTCTTCTGGGTCGTTTAAAATTTCATCTGGGTCTAAATCTAAACTGTAGGCAAGTTCACTTACTAATTTAGAAACTTTAACAAAAGGTGCAATCGCTGGACTTTGAGCAGTTTGTAAGAACATTGTAAGTCTTTGACTTCTAACTTCTTTCTGCATCAAGCTGTTTGTACCTGTAGCTTTAACTTCTAAATCACCTATTACATCTAAGTCACCTTCAAAGAACTGCATGTTCCATTGAAAGTAAGACTCTCCTAATGGCTTTAATAAAAAGTCATCAAGATTTTTAATAACTGTTTTTATATTTAAACTTGATGCACCAAGTAACATTGACATACCAGAGGCAGTTCTTGTCATACTTTGTACACCTGTTTGCCCATGAGAGTAACTAGGTATTCCTGTTTGCTCATCAGCAAGTTGTCTAAACTTATCAAACATCATCATATTTTCAGGTGCTGTGTTTGGAAATTTAAGACCATATATAGACTGACCGGGCATTCCTGCTTGTCTTCTAAAGATTTTACCGGGATAAACCTCCATATTTTGCCCACCTACTAAAGCAGATTCATCAACATCAAATACTAATGAACCAGCTAATGCTAAGTTATCAATAGCCATTCTTGCATGACCATTCATAATCTGTTGAGAATCATCCATATTCTCAGCCACTCCAATACCAAAGAAATTATAAGGGTTTCTTTCGTAAGGAAATGCGTTATAAGGTATACGATATGGTGTAAAAGGATTTATTACTGCTCGTAATAATTTAGTACCTGATACCCAAGCGTTTATTTGTACTTCATCTAAATCATCTACAGAGTCTGGTAAGTCTATACCAACTTCTCTAGCATACTCTGCATCCATTATTCCCCAATATTCAAGGACTTCAAAGTTAGGAGCATAAGATTCGTCAACACTATAATCATCTTTTAATTGATTTTCAAAATCTTTTTCTTCGTAGTTCGGACCCATTTGTATACATTCTCGTATAGCATCCTTATCAAAGTAAGGCATGTTTCTTAATTGCCTTAATTGACTACGATTCATTTTATGTCTATGAACTACAAATTCACATTCATCTATGTTAGTAGCTGCAGGGTCTGGATAAAAGTCCCAACAACTTACAAATTCTATTCTAGGTACTCTAACTTCAAGTGGGTTATATTCTCTATCACCTTCTTCGTTAGTAT